TTGGTGGCAAACCTGGAGATGGATATATTGGTCATCCCAATCTAGATATTAAAAACCCACTTGCTAAGAAACAAGTTAAGGGTCCCACTGGTAATAAAGGACTTGCCGGTAAACTTGGTGATCGTAAAATGAGAATTGATGCCATGATGAAGCAGCTCAATCAATCATTTGAACCAGATGGTAAACTGTTAGAAGGTGAAGGCACGATGCGTTATTGTCCCGCCTGTGATAAAGATGAGACGAGAGAAGAGTGTAAGGCTGGTGGAGAATATTGGGATGAAAACTCTAAACCTGCAAAGGAAGAAGATTCAAGATCAATGCCTACTAAAATCAATCTTGTAAAGAACAAGTTGAGAGCAATGGGTCTCAAGATGTCTTATGATATGGAAGGTAATATGGTTGAAGCAACCGAAGATTCACTGAAGGATCGTCGCATGGAGCGTGGTGGTGTTGATGGTAACAACCGTTATAAGAAACCAGTCAGTAACACACCGAATACATTTGGTAAGAAAAAACCAAAGTATGACGGTATGTCTGCACTTGAAAGAGTAAAGGCAGATATTCGTGCCAAGTATGGTAAAGGTGCTATTAAAGAAGATGCTAAGATGGCAAAACAGTCAGATGAAAAACTGGCAGCATTGCATAAGCAAGTAAGTGGTAGCGATCAGAGTCTTCCTTCTAATCAATTTATGATGAAGAGAGTGACGAAAGAGATGAATCGCAGAAAGAAAGCGACTTGATATGCCAGCAGTATCTAAGGCACAGCAAAGGTTTATGGGTATGGTCTATGCCACCAAGAAAGGTGACATGACCAATCCTTCTCCTGAGGTTGCTCAAGCAGCAGCATCAATGAAGAAGAGTGATGCGAAAGACTTTGCTTCTACTAAGCATAAGAAACTGCCTGAGAAAAAAACTTTTAAAGAATTTATGGGCGACTTATGAATATAGGAAATGGTGGATACACTCAGGCAGCATCTGCTTCAGGACCCTTTGCTGGATTTGATAAAAGGTTATTCAAAGGTGATGAAGATCTTCTTTCTCAGGATTTTCAAACTCCTGCTGAACCAGGTCAAAATAAATATAATACTGGTTCAGGAGTTTATCCTGTAATGAAAGTATCTCTTTCAAATAATATGGGAGATGGTCCTTCTATTGATGCTATGGTTGCTGCATCAAAAAAATTTGTAAACAAGATGGACGAACAGAACTATCGTAGAGTGCGAACTATGTTTGCTGAAAAAATCGATTATGCTGACTCTAAGCAAATGAAAAAATTTGCCGATGAGAAGAAGAAGAATAAAGAGCAAGATAATAGAATGAAGTTTGGTAAGTTTTCCAAACGTGCCGAAGAGGCAAGAGATCGTTTACGTCCCGGTGAAGTAAAACGTTATGATAAAGAAAAAGGTAAGTGGGTTTCCAATAAGGATTGATATATAGTATTAGAAACTGAGATTTACTATGCTTTCATTTTTACTTCCACTCGCATCAAAGATTATTACCGATGCCATCAACAAAATTCCTGAGAATGAAGAACTTGGTGAGAAGATGGTTGAGATCTGTCTTGTTATTCTTTCTAAGGCAGTTAAGTTAACCAAGACTGATATGGACGATCAACTTTTAGAAGTTGTGACTAAAGCAATTGCTGCTCGTGAGGGTGAGTAAGTTTATAAATATCTTATAGCAAGTAAATTAAACAAGAGAGAGAAACATGGCACTTTGGGGAAATAATGACAACGTAGATAGCGTAGGTGCTGTCGTCCTAAATTATGATACTGGTGTTGTTACTGGAACCGGCACTTCTTTTGGTCAGACCGGATCTGCTCAAGAGGGTGATATAATTCGTTTTGGCGCTAAATCCACTACATACTTTGGTGATGCGGTAATCGTTTCGATTGCATCTACTATCCAGTGTACTATTGGTAGTACAATGGCACTCTCTGGTGCTGCTATTGGTGGTGTTACCTTTGGAGTATCACAACTTCCAAAATATACTATTCTTGATTCTAAGTATAGTGAGAGTACTGTTCTTGCTAATCCTGGCGATAACTTTGTCTACGGTGTAGCAAACGCAGAAGGTGTTACTTCTGCGTATAGAGTTACTCATGAAGGTTGGGTTGGTGTTACAACCTATACCGATAGTAATGGTGTTGATAGAGTGAAGACAGAAACTTTAGTTGCTATGTCTGGCATCACTACTGGCACATCTAACTCATACCCAACAGCTTGATGATAAATGTTTTTTACTGAGTTGAATGAGGATAACTTCCTCTTATTCGCGATTAAAAATTATGAAAATCCTCAATCTGTAACAAAAGAAGATTTTGATAAAGACTTAAATCATTTTAAGTATATTAAAAGATTGTTGAAACGATATAAGAATTCAGGGGAACTTAAAGTTCCCCTCCTTATCAATCATTTCATTATTCTCTATAATATTTTTGGGGAAGCGGCAACTCCGATGTTATTCTTTAAAATTGAGAACGAGTTGTGGTCTATCATAAAAACTTTTATGTTGTTTTTGAATCGTATTCCTGAATATCCAAAATGTTATATACACGATATTCCTGTTGATCTTGATTGTTTAAAAGAATTGCAAAAGATTTACAATGAAAGAACGGATTCTCAATAAAATTTTAACTATTGTCAGGGAATCTTTGTATGAAGATGCTCCCGTAAATAATGTTGGCGGCGGACAAATTGCTGGTACTGTAGAAGCGGGTGATGATCCACCAGTGAGAAGAAAGAAAAAGAAATACATCTATCAGAAAGGTCTAAGAAAAATATGGTCACCTACAAATGGCAGATCAAATTAGGGTTGCAGTACTAGAAGAAAGACTTGAAAACTTTGAGATGTTTGTCTCTAAGTTAGACTCTGCTATTGAAAAAATTGCAGAGGTAAATAATAATGTGTCGCGCATGTTAGCGGTTCATGAAGAAAAAATATCAAGGCAAGAGGAAATCGACTCAATATTGTTTGATAAAATCGACAAACTCCGTGATAAAATGGACAGCGATCATGACAACGTTACTAAACGATTATCAATACTGGAACGGAAATTTTGGGCTGCTATTGGAACATTGGGAGCAGTCATAATACTATCTAATCCTCAGGCAATCAAACTCGTTAAACCCTTGTTATCTTCCGCAAATAGTGTTATGATTTCACCAGCGGTTGCTTTTGTGAATGGATCACGTTGATTCTAAGTTTATTAGTCTCCTTTCTAACCGTTTAAGTAAGTTTAAGAGAGTAAAAGCGGGTCTTTACAATTTTCGCTGCCCACTCTGTGGAGACTCAAAGAAGAATAAGAATAAAACACGGGGATATATTTACCAAGTAAAGAATAATACTAACTTCAAGTGTCATAACTGTGGAGCATCTTTTTCATTCAACAACTTCTTGAAGGATATTGATCCAGGACTTCACAAGCAATATACGCTAGAAAAGTTCAAGGAAGGGCACTCTGGCAAAAACTTTACGGTTGAGGAACCAAAGTTTGTTTTTCAACCACCAAAGTTTAAAGACAAAGTAAAACTTCCAAAGTGCTCTGAAGATCCTCGTCCAGATGGGTATTTGACTTCTAGGAAACTTGATTCAGATAAGTTTTACTTTGCTGAAAAGTTTAAAAAGTATGTAAATTCAAAGAAAAAAGTCTTTGAAAGTATAAAATACGACGAACCAAGGATTATTATTCCTCTATATTACAAGGAATCCTTGATTGGGATTCAAGGCAGATCTCTGGATTTTGAAAATCCTAACTCTGTTAAATATATCACCGTGATGTTTAATGATGATGCACCAAAAATCTATGGATTGGATAACGTCCGAACAGATATTCCAGTCTACGTTACGGAAGGACCATTCGACAGTACGTTCATTCGCAATGCGATTGCTATGTGTGGAGCTGACGCTGATGTTGGTCTTTGGGGGATTAACAATCCTGTTTGGATCTATGATAACGAACCGAGAAATCGAGAAATTGTCAACCGAGTATCCAAAACAATCGACTCTGGCCAGTCGCTAGTCATCTGGCCGTCTAATATTAATGAAAAAGACATAAATGATATGGTGATATCTGGTCTTGACGTTCAGTCTGTGATAGAATCTAATACCTATTCTGGTTTGCAAGCAAAACTTAAATTTAATTTTTGGAAGAAAATATGAGCAACGGTACGAAAGTTAAAAAGCGTGATGGTCGAATTGAACCTCTAGACCTAGATAAGATGCATTTGATGGTTGACGAGGCAACCACGGGTCTTGCAGGGGTGTCTGCGAGTCAAGTTGAAATGAAGTCTGGTATTCAGTTTTATGATGGCATTACAACTGAAGAAATCCAAGAGATTCTGATTCGTGCTGCTAGCGATCTTATTGATTTGGATCATCCAAACTATCAATTTGTTGCAGCACGTCTTTTGTTGTTTTCTGTTCGTAAGCAACTCTATGGAAAAATGCGTGAATTGCCGCCACTTGATCAGCACATATATCAATGTGTGAATCGTGAAGTTTATGACGGTTCTATTTTTGTTAAGTATTCACTAGAGGAAGTCTCTAAGGCAAACTCTTGGATTGATCATGACCGCGATTATCTGTTTACTTACGCTGGTCTTCGTCAGGTAGTCGATAAGTATCTGGTTCAGGATCGTAGTACCAGTGGAGTGTATGAGACTCCACAGTTCATGTATATGATGATTGCTCTGACTATTTTTGCAGAGTATCCAAAAGAAAAAAGGATGTCCTATGTCAAACGATACTACGACGCAATCTCAAAACACAAAATCAACATCCCCACACCTATCATGGCAGGAGTACGAACTCCGCTTCGACAGTTTGCTAGCTGTGTTCTTGTTGATGTTGATGACACCCTCGATAGTATCTTTTCTAGTGACATGGCGATTGGCAAGTATGTTGCTCAACGTGCAGGAATCGGTATCAACGCAGGCAGAATCCGTGGGATCAATTCTAAGATCCGAGGTGGTGAAGTACAACACACGGGTGTTATCCCGTTCCTTAAAAAGTTTGAATCAACTGTACGATGTTGCACTCAAAATGGGATTCGTGGAGGTTCAGCCACAGTACACTTCCCAATCTGGCACCAAGAAATAGAAGATATTATTGTTCTCAAGAACAATAAAGGAACAGAAGACAATCGAGTGAGGAAACTTGACTACTCAATCCAAATTTCAAAACTTTTCTACGAACGTTTCATTGCGAATGGAGAGATTAGCCTCTTCTCACCGCACGACGTACCAGGTTTGTTCGATGCTTTTGGGACTGATAAGTTTGACGATCTCTATGTGGCTTATGAACAGGATGAGTTTACTCCAAGAAAGACTGTTGGAGCGCAGGCACTGATTCTAAACATCCTGAAGGAGAGAGCAGAGACTGGTCGTTTGTATTTGATGAACATCGACCACTGTAATAGTCACTCATCGTTCAAAGATAAGGTTGAGATGTCTAATCTCTGTCAAGAGATTACTCTTCCTACATATCCCATTAATCATATTGATGACGAAAATGGTGAGATTGCTTTGTGTATTCTCTCTGCAGTCAATGTTGGAAAGATTAAAAGTGATGAAGAGTTAGAGGATCTTTGTGAACTTGCTGTTCGTGGTCTAGAAGAATTGATTGACTATCAAGAGTATCCTGTGGCAGCAGCAGAACGTGCTACAAAGGCACGTAGATCCCTTGGAGTAGGATTCATTGGTCTTGCACATTACCTTGCTAAACTGGGGTATGCATACGACTCTCAGGAAGCATGGGATGCTGTTCATGGACTCTCTGAATCATTCCAATATTATCTTTTGAAGACTTCAAATGAACTTGCAAAAGAGAAAGGATGGTGTCATGATTTTGGTCGCACCAAATATGCAGATGGAATTCTTCCAATTGATACATATAAGAATGATGTCGATGAAATTTCTTCTATTAAATTAACGCATGATTGGGATAGTCTTAGGGAATCTATCAAAGAGCACGGACTCAGGCACAGCACTCTGTCCGCACAAATGCCTTCAGAAAGCAGTTCCGTTGTGTCAAATGCCACCAATGGAATTGAGCCACCTAGAGACTACTTGTCCATTAAGAAGAGTAAAAAGGGACCACTTAAGCAGATTGTTCCACAATATGGATCTCTTAAGAGTAATTATACTCTCCTTTGGGAAATGAAGTCTAATCGTGGTTACATTAATGTTGTTGCTGTGATGCAAAAGTTCTTTGACCAGGCAATCTCTGGCAACTGGAGTTATAATCCAGAGAACTATCCTGACAATGAAGTCCCAGTGTCCATTATGGCACAAGACTTTTTAACTACATATAAGTACGGATGGAAAACGTCTTACTATCAGAATACATATGATAGTAAGACGGATGAAGTGGAAGAAGAGAGACTAAATTTAGATAGTTTGTTAACCGATTTAGAACAATCCGAGGAGGGAGAGTGTGAATCCTGTGCAGTTTAAAGTTTCGTCAGTGGAAAATCTGAAAACAGAAGTTGAAGGCATGACTGTCTTTAATACCGAACAAGTAGATACTAAAAAGCAACCGATGTTTTTCGGTAAACCTCTGGGTATCCAGAGATATGATTCATACAAATATCCAATCTTTGATAAACTCACCACACAACAATTAGGATACTTCTGGAGACCTGAAGAGGTTTCTTTGCAGAAGGATCGTGGTGACTATCAATTACTTCGTCCAGAACAAAAGCATATCTATACTTCTAATCTAAAGTATCAGATTATGTTAGACTCTATTCAGGGTCGTGGTCCTGGTATGGCATTCATTCCTTACTGCTCCTTACCTGAACTAGAAGCATGTATGGAAGTATGGGGATTTATGGAGATGATCCATAGTCGCTCTTATACTTACATCATCAAGAACGTCTATTCAGACCCCTCAGAAGTCTTTGATAAGATTGTTACTGACCCACGTATTTTGGAACGTGCCAGTAGTGTTACAGAATCATATGACGACTTCATTAGAAGTGCTCATCGTTATGATAACTCCAATGACTGGCAACATGCACTAGAACAAGTTCCTACAGCACTACAAGAAAAGTATGAACTCAAAAGAAAACTTTACAGAGCCGTGGCGAACGTCAACATTTTGGAAGGTATACGGTTCTATGTGTCCTTTGCTTGCTCGTTTGCGTTTGGTGAACTCAAACTTATGGAAGGATCCGCTAAAATCATCTCTCTTATCGCACGAGATGAAAATCAGCATCTTGCAATTACTCAAAATATCCTCAACAAATGGAAGCAAGGCGACGACCCCGAAATGAAGCAGATCATGAAGGAAGAGGAAGAGTGGACCTATAAGGCATTTGATCGTGCTGTGAATGAAGAGAAACGTTGGGCAGATTACCTGTTCAAGGATGGATCTATGATCGGTCTGAATGATAAACTACTTCAGCAGTATGTTGAGTGGATTGCTAATCGTCGTCTCAAAGCAATTGGTCTGAGACCTCAGTATGACATTGCAGCAAGCAACAACCCACTGCCCTGGACACAGCACTGGATCTCTTCTAAGGGTCTTCAAGTGGCACCACAAGAGACTGAGGTGGAGTCCTATGTTGTTGGCGGTATCAAGCAAGATGTGAAAAAGGACACATTCAGTGGTTTCCAACTCTAAACCGTGCTTAAATAGGGGGGACATGAGTTTCCCCTATGCCTAAAAATCAATTGAAGAAAGAAGAGTTTAAAAATCGTGTACTTCAATTAAAAAATGAAGTATACGAAGAACCCAAGACAGTATGGCAAGGGGATCGAGATATGGCACATAAATATCTCGATAAGGTATTGAACATCATTGAAGAATATAGATACTGATTATGAAAACCCATGGGTCTATTTGGGCACTCCCTTTGATGGTAGCCTTATTCGGGACAACTTTGGTTTTGTTTATAACATTACCAATCTCACAAACCAACGACAATACCTTGGCCGAAAGTATTTTTGGTCATTCAGAACACCAAAAGGAAAGAAGCGCAAGGTAAAACAAGAATCTGATTGGAGAAAGTATTATGGGTCTTGTCCAGAACTTAAAGCGGACATTGACAAATTGGGCAGACAGAATTTTAGTAGAACTATCCTGTCTTTACATAAAACAGGTGGCAAAACAAACTTCGAAGAAACAAAACAACTCTTTATCCACGGAGTCCTTACCGAATCACTTGACACAGGAGGACCTGCCTACTACAATAGTAACATCCTCAGCAGGTACTTCCGAAAAGACTATTATGATGGAGACTGAAGAAATTGTATTTGAAGTTCGTGAATGGGCAATTGGTAAAGTAGAAGAGTATCAAGATAAAGGTATAGAACGAATCTACGATCAAATGGCAATCATGGAAGAATTTGATGAGTGGTTCGATCCTAAAGAAGATTTAGAAGTTGTATCACTTGACAAAATCTCTGAAGACGAGTATGATAGGTACGTTGATGATCATAATCAACTGCGGTGACCCCCTTGGTAGTTCAGGGTTAGCGGCGATAGGAACTACCATTATTCCTCTTTAGATCAGTGGTAGCAGCGTTTGACTGTAAATCCACTGGCTCTGCCTATGTTGGTTTAAATCCAATCCTGTCCATTTCACGGGTTTATAACTCAGTTGGTAGAGTAGCGGGCTTTTAACCTGTAAGTCGTCAGTTCGAACCTGACTAAACCCACTTGGCAATCATATCGATATGATTGCCTCATGACTCAATGGCATTATGTCCTAATTGCCATTGGGAGTACGATCACAATCTGTGATTAGTTTGCCCCGTTAGCTCAGGAGACAGAGCACGTTCCTTCTAAGAATGCGGTCGGGGGTGCGAATCCTCCACGGGGCGTTGTCCTTTCTTCTTTTATGGGTAAATATGATTTTGGTGGACAACCACCAGTAGCAGTCAACATCCTTAGACTCATTAGTGAGTTGGAAGGTTCTTCTCAAATGCTAAAATATATGGGGTTTGAGGAAGATATGAATGCGATCAATGAAATGAAGGGGAGATATTATAAACTCTACTTCAAGACCAATAAGGAAGAAAAGGCAAACAATCCTCTATAGCTCAGTTGGTAGAGCACGGAACTGTTAATTCTGTTGTCCCTGGTTCGAGTCCAGGTGGAGGAGTTCGACGGGGAATGAGCTCGCCCGCGACGGTGCTAACCACACTGTGATCTTGAGAGTTGGTTACTCTCTTTGCTCCTTTGGAAACTGTTGGTATGTTAGGGTTTAGAAAATGCCCCATAGCAAGCATACTAATAAGTCCATTGTATTGCTCGAATAACTCAGCGGTAGAGTGTCTCCTTTACACGGAGGTTGTCGGGGGTTCGATCCCCTCTTTGAGTATATAAATAACCTGTAGATTGAGTTTTATAGAATGCAAAATGTTAGTTGTAAGATGTAAGAACTGCAACAGAGAAATAGTAAGTAATACTAAGACTCAAGTTTGCGGTTGTCCTAATATGATGACTGTAAGAGAGGACAGCGTAACAGCAGTTGACCTATCTAAGGTTGTTATGGTAAATTCTCGAAAGTCAAATAGTAAAAATAGTGTATTAACTTCTGAAGATATTGCTTGGCACGAGCAAAGAAAGAAGCGTAAAGTAAAGAGACTAAATTTTGAAGTCCGTTAATGAAAACTTTATTAATCCACTTGGTAGCATTTTATCAAGTTGTTGCTGTAAATTGTGTTCAACCTGTTAACTGGAAGTATTGTTATCGAGTGGATCAATGGTTGATGCCTGATTTAGTTTATGGATATAAATTCTGGTCTGGACAAGAACGTCCGTATCAAAACGAAAAGGATTATTTGAAGAAAGTCAATCAGATTGGTGACGGAACCGCTCTTGAAAAGCGTTGAAATGTTAAAGACCTTTAGAGTTTGACTCTCTCACCTTTCGTTTAGGTATTAAAAAATACAGAAAATATTAAAAAATATTGTATCATCTATATACACATATCACAAATACTAGAAATGATATTATTTTATTTTGGTATTATGACAATACTTGTTTTAATTGCTTTTGGAGAATATGATGCAACTATGCGATTAGTAGCATATTGTGACCTCAGTATTAGATACCAAATTGTGCTATTAAAATTGTGGTTTATGAAAAAGAGAATGGAACTGCGACTTAAAAAAGATACCACTGAATATAAACGTCTCATAGAGGAACGCAAAAATGTCTGACAAGGAACTGTCTGACTTATCACTAAGTAGGTTGGAATGTCCAAAGTGTGGTGCCGTCTGGATTAACGGAGAGCATCGATGGTCGGGTACTGGAAATATGGGCAATGAAATAAACTTAGCGAGTATAGTATGCAATGAACATGGAGATGAGCAGTGCATCAATCCCATGAAAGGACAAGAAGGTGGTGACACTTGGGAGAAACGTCTACAAGACCTAGATAAGTTTGGTAAAAAATATGATGAGGGCAATAGTCAGTGGTGGAACAAGTAATGAAGTGGAAGAATACTGAACTAATTACCTTTACAACAAAAGAAGAAGTTCAGGAGATGATTGACGATGCAATACGAAAACATAATCGTAATGCTGGAATTATCTCTATGTGTGTTGGTTGGGTTGTTCTCGCACTTTTTGCTGAGGGTCTTCTTCGACTTATCGGAGTGATTGAACCTATTTTTCCATGGTTAAAAATTACATTACAGTAAATCTCTTTAATGAATTATGAATCCAGTAATTTTAATTGGTTGCTTCACACCACTGGTATTGATTTTTATAGTAATGAAACTCGCGGTGTGGGTATCTGCAGTTAATACAGAAAACTCTTATGTCGGAAAAGAACCTCTACGAAAACGAGGACCCTTCGTGGCAGATGCATATGCAGACGTTGATGAAGAGGAAGAAGAATATGGAGATCGCACAGACTATCGATGATGCTCTCTATGAATACTATGTTGTGGAACGTGGAGAAGAAGTTCCCAACTGGAGATATATGAAAGATCAAGACTGGTGGATAGAATACTTGGACTCTTTAGGAATTGACAGAAGGAATCCATGACTGTATGATAGGTGTGATGTCCTATATCAAGCATTAGCAAGCTTGAATCCTGTCACCCCGATTTACATACATAATGCAACTATGGAAATTTACTCCGTGGAATACTGGCAAGAGCACTGGGAAGAACTCATGGATAGAGTTGAGGGTGGTGAAAATATAATAGTAGAGAATAGCAATGGAAATAGAGCAGTGATGACCTTAGCGGATGATGAACTCATACGAATACACACAACTCACGATGATGCATCTTGAGGGACTGTCGCATATTGGTTAATGCTCGCTCCTTATAAGGGCGCAAACTGGGTTCAATTCTCAGCAGTCCTATTTGCTTCCTTAGCAATCTGGTGAATGCAGCAAACTCATAATTTGCCTAAGGTGAGTTCGATCCTCACAGGAAGCACTTGACAGAAACCCTGTCAAACCCTTATAATACTAAGGTCAACAAACGGAACAATGACACTGACTATTAAGTTTAAGAAAGATATCCAAACTCTAAAGGGTGCGGTAAATGGAGAGTTCTTCCTGGATGTGAAGAATCCAAAACTTCTCAAAAAGGTCCGTCGTTATTATGAAAACACTGGTGTCGTCTTTTCAGGTGATGCTCTTGATGATTATGATATTTTGATGGAACAAATCTCTGTCGATCTTGAAGCGGTAGAAGCATGAAAGTTCTTCTAGAACGTTTTCCTTATCGTTATGTTGAATATGGCACATTAGAAATCAATGGTATGCCAGACTATCGCATTCAGAAAGCAGATAGTTGGACAAAAAGATATAGTGATATGTATTTTCTTGATAACCAGATGCAACTTCTGACTGCGATGGATGACTTTGAGTACACTAAATGGTTAGATCCGGATGGTGTACCCTGTTATATAACAGACTCGGTAAGTCGTGTAAACTAGCCCTGGTGGAGTCATTAGACCCTTTTAAAAACTAAATAAACCAAGAGTTAATTTATTACTAACTATGTCAACTAAAGGAACGGCAGGAAAATCTGCAAGTGGTGCATCGATGTCTAAGTATGATGTTGAAGTCGAATCAAGACTTCAGGCACTGGAAGAAAATGTACATACTCAATCTGGAGGTGATGGAAATGCATCTGGACTGGATGCAAAACTTGATGCTCTTATTGAAGCATTAAATCAGTGTCCAGCAATTACCGAACATTTTCCAAAAGATTCTGAAGGCAACAGAAGAATTAGACTTTGATGAGGTTTCTTGCTTTACTTAAGAGCAAGTGGTGCGGATGGAGATAACACTCCCGCCCTGTTTCTTGCTTCAGGTTAAAGAGCAAGTGGCGTGCATGGCAAGACCTTATGAGGACGGTTGCATAAACCGTCCTTTTTTAGTATAATATAAAAAATAGATATAATATGAAAGTCGCTCTAATTACGGGGATTACTGGCCAAGATGGTTCATATCTAGCAGAATTATTGCTTGAGAAAGGATATGAGGTCCATGGTATTGTGAGACGTAGTTCTTTGATTAATACTCATAGAATTGACCATATATTCAAAGATATTGAATTGCATTATGGAGATTTGACAGACTCTACTAATGTGGTTAGTATTATTAAGAAAGTTGAACCCGATGAAATCTATAATCTTGCTGCTCAGAGTCATGTGAAGGTGTCGTTTGAACTTCCTGAGTACACTGGTAACGTTGATGGACTTGGAACGCTTCGTATTCTTGAGGCAGTTCGTCTTTTAGGAATGGAAGATAAAGTGCGTATCTACCAAGCATCTACATCAGAAATGTTTGGTAAGGTTCAAGAAATTCCTCAAAAAGAAACTACTCCATTTTATCCACGATCGCCATATGGATGTGCAAAGATTTATGCATATTGGTTGACGAAGAACTATCGCGAGTCCTATGGAATTCATGCAGGTTCTGGTATTCTTTTCAATCACGAATCTCCTCGTCGTGGCGAAACTTTCGTTACTCGTAAGATTACGATTGCTCTGAAGAATATTGCAGAAGGAAAGTGGAATACTCTTTCTCTTGGCAATCTAAATTCTTTACGTGATTGGGGTCACGCAAAAGATTTTGTTGAAGCAATGTGGATGATGCTTCAACAGGAGAAAGGAGATGATTATGTTGTATCTACAAATGAACAACATTCTGTTCGTGAGTTCTTAGAAAAGTGTGCCCCTTACTTCAATATGAATATTGAGTGGCACGGTGAAGGACTTGAAGAAGTTGGTATAGATACTATCTCTGGCAAAACTATTGTCAAAGTTAATGAGAAGTATTTCCGTCCAGCAGAAGTAGACACACTTCTTGGAGACTCAACAAAAGCAAGAGCAATTTTGGGTTGGTATCCCAAGACATCATTTGATCAACTAGTGGAGGATATGTGTAAGAATGAAGAAGGGATCTAGAATCTTTGTCGCAGGACATAAAGGACTTGTTGGTTCTGCTATTATTAGACAGTTGGAGTCTGCAGGACATACTAATATCTGGACGGTTGATAGGTCAGAGGTTGACCTTACAAATCAGAGAGAAGTAAATAAATGGTTCAAAACGCATGAACCGAAGTATGTCTTTAATGCTGCTGCTAAAGTTGGTGGCATCATTGGTAATCAAAATCATAAGGCAGAGATGATTTATCAAAACCTTATGATTGAAAGTAACTTGATTGAAGCTGCATATCGTAACGGGTGTAAGAAGTATTTGTTCCTGGGGTCTTCATGCATTTATCCAAAAGAACCTCAACTACCAATCACTGAAGATCAGTTGATGACTGGTAAACTTGAACCCACCAATGATGCTTATGCGGTGGCAAAGATTGCTGGTATCTATCTCTGTAAATCTTATCGTCAGCAGTATGGATTCAACGCTATTAGTGCGATGCCATGCAATCTTTATGGACCAGGAGATAATTATCATCCAGAAAACTCTCATGTTATTCCTGGAATGATTCGTAAAATTCATGACGCAAGAGATGCCATTGGTCATGATCTTGGTGGTCCATATCATAGGGGAGTAAGACTTTGGGGAGATGGTTCTCCTATGAGAGAGTTTTTATATGTTGATGACTTAGCAGATGCATGTATTCTTCTTATGAAAACATATAATGAAGAAGAACCCATCAACATTGGATCTGGAAAAGAAATTTCTATTAAGGACCTTGCCGAAGTGATTGCTTCTGTGGTTGGACTTGAAAGAGAAAATATTCATTGGGATACTTCTAAACCAAATGGAACAATGCGAAAGGTTATGAACGTATCAAAGATTAAAGAACTTGGTTGGAAACCGGAGGTCTCCTTTGATAATGGTATTAGAGTTGCCTATGGAGACTTTCTAAAAAGATTTGGATAATACTACAGGGGTTGCGTAAGCGCCCCTTTTTCTGTATAATAAATATCGGGTAACAATAAAGGAAAGAATGTCTGACTATAAAAAGACTGCACTGGTGTTTGGTGCAGGTGGATTTATTGGTTCACATATGGTTAAACGATTACGCTCCGAAGGATACTGGGTGCGTGGTATAGATCTTAAGCATCCTGAATATTCAGTATCTCATGCAAATGAATTTATTGTTGGTGACTTGAGAGATGTTAATCTCGTAAAACGATGTGTTCGTTTTACCGGATACCTTGGAAACTTCTACAAAGATATTGTAGATAAGTTTTCCGAACCTTTTGATGAGATTTATCAGTTTGCTGCTGATATGGGTGGTGCAGGATTTGTATTCACTGGTGAGAATGATGCAGACATTATGCATAACTCTGTCACTATTAACCTGAATGTTCTTGAGGAACAACGTAAACTGAATGAAATTACAGAACAAAATAAAACTAAGATTTTCTATTCTGGTTCAGCATGTATGTATCCAGAGCACAACCAATTAGACCCCGATAACCCCGATTGCCGTGAAGAATCTGCGTACCCTGCTGCTCCTGATTCGGAGTACGGCTGGGAAAAACTCTTTAGCGAAAGACTTTACTTTGCTTACAACCGTAATCATAGGATTCCTGTTCGGGTTGCTCGCTATCACAACATATTTGGTCCCGAAGGAACCTGGGACGGTGGAAGAGAGAAGGCACCAGCTGCAATCTGCCGTAAAGTCGCTTACCTCCCGAAGCAAGGTGGAGCAATCGAGGTGTGGGGAGACGGCTTACAGACTCGTTCCTTCTTGTTCGTTGACGAATGCGTTGAAGCAACTTACAGAATGATGCAATCAGACTTTATGGGACCGGTTAATATTGGTTCTGAAGAGATGGTTACTATCAATCAACTTGTAGAGACTGCTGCTAAAGTCGCAGAGAAAGAAGTTACTAAGATTCATATTGATGGACCCCTTGGAGTTCGTGGGCGTAATTCTAATAATGATTTGATCCGTAAAGAACTTGATTGGGATTATTCCCAAACTCTAGAAGAAGGCATCCGTAAAACATATAAATGGATTTCTGAACAAATTCAACTGAAAGGTGGCAAATGACGATTGGTTATAACCGACTTGGATCTAATGGCAGACTAGGAAATCAAATGTTTCAATATGCTGCATTGCGTGGCATTACAACTCATCGTGGATTCGACTTTATGATTCCTCCTCCCGTTGATAAGTATGAAGCAAACTATGGTTTGTTTGACTGCTTTAAGATGGGTAGTGTAAAACCAGAAAACTTTGGTTTTGTCTCTCACAACTTTACTTCATTTAAACTTAGTGGGTTTAATTTTCATGAGGTATTCTTTAACGAGTGTCCTGATGATAGTAATCTTGATGATTACTATCAAACTGAGAAATGGTTTAAGAACGTAGAAGATTTGATTCGTTCTGACTATACGTTCAAGGATGAGATTCTTGAACCTTGTAAAGAAATGATTGAAGGTGTTGGAGAATGTATTGCACTTCATGTTCGTCGTACTGATTATGTAAACCTTACCGACTACCATCCAGTTTGCTCTCTAGAATATTACGCTGCTGCTCTTGAAGAGTTTCCTGAGGACATGCCAGTTCTCATCTTTTCTGATGATATTGAATGGTGTGGACAGCAAGAAGTCTTCTCTAGTGATAGGTTCTTACTCTCTCAAAATGAGGAACGTTATGATCATCTACATAAAGATGCTGATGGTCAAATGCGACATTCGCTGGTTCCCAACACAGACTTGTGTTTGATGTCATTGTGTAGTCATAATATTATCGCTAACTCTTCTTTCTCTTGGTGGGGTGCTTGGTTGAACAGTAACCCAGACAAGAAAGTTGTTGCTCCAGATCAATGGTTTGGACCTGCATCAGGTATTGATGATATTTCAGATCTTGTTCCTTCTGATTGGATTAGAAAACCGATATGATTTTTTTAGATTATCTTGGTAAGATGGGGCAACTGGGCAATCAAATGTTCCAGTATGCCGCTCTCCGTGGTATTGCAAAGCATAAAGGATATGATTTTGGTATCCCAGATCATGATGAGTTAATTGTAGATGCCCTAGGAAATAGACTTCGTATTGAATTGTATGTTCCTTTTAACTTACCGTATCTAAAAAACAAAAGAGCAACTTCTTCTGGACAAATTGTTCAGGAGAGGTTTTTTGAGTTTGACCAACAACTCTTTGATGAACTTCCAGATGGAGTAAGTATTACAGGTTACTTTCAAACAGAAAAATACTTCTCACATATTAGAGATGAGATCTTAGAAGAATTTTCTTTCAAAGATAATATCATGGAAGAATGTAGTTCAGCATACGAATTATGCTCTGAGTCTGTTGCCCTACATATACGTAGAGGTGATTTCTTAAGGAACAGTGGAAATCATCACAATCTTTCACTCGATTGGTATGAAAAAGCACTGAAAGAGTTTGATGAGGATAGACAGGTAGTCATATTTTCTGACGATACAAAGTGGTGTAAAGAGCAATCATTATTTGCAAGTGATAGATTTTTAGTTTGCGAAACAAACAGTCCATATCATGATCTTCATTTGATGACCAAATGTAAAGATTTTATCATTGCTAATAGTACATTCTCCTGGTGGGGTGCTTGGTTATGCGAGAACGAAAATAAAAAAGTTGTAGCACCTTCAGTATGGTTTGGACCAAATAATAAACATCACAACATTAAGGACTTGTTCCCTGAAACTTGGACAGTATTATGAAGCACGATCTAAAAAATGTAACTTTTATCATTCCACTTCAGATTGAAACTGATGATCGTTTAAGGAACATTATTCTTACAACATCCTTCCTTCTGAATACTTTTGATACTAATGTAATCATCAAAGAGGTTGATGAGGAACCCATATTCCAGCAGTGGGCCCTGCCTGTTATTAAACGTATCGTTGGTGACACAAGTGGACTGAACTATATTTTTGAAAAGCATAGTCGCAATGATGATGCTTTCCATCGCACTAAAGTCTTAAATGATATGGTGCTGCTGGCAGATACCAAAATTGTTGTTAATTATGACAGCGATATTATCTTGCCAGTGTCTAGTTATCTTGAGGCAGTAGAAAAACTCAAGACTTGTGATGTTGTTTATCCATATCGTTTTGGTGAACGGGGCGAACGTAAAGTAACATTGAATACTCAATTTGATAATAAACCTGCCATTGATACCTTTGAACAACATCCAGAAATTAAAGCGTATCTTGAATCTGGTTATGATGAGAAAGCATTAGAGGGCAAATATTTTTACTATCCTCACCAACAAGGAGAAGGATGGGCAGAATATGGAATGGTTCAGTTCTTCAATAAGCAAGTCTATCTGGATGGATATCTTGAGAACGAAAACTTTATTGCATATGCTCCTGAAGATGTAGAACGTCATCATCGTTGGACACTTCTAGGATATGATATTCAAAGAGTTGATGACTATGCTTATCACTTTGAGCATAAGAGGACACCAAACTCTTGGTTTAACAATCCATTTATGCAAAAGAATAATCAATTGTGGGAATACCTTAGCAATCTTTCCAAAGAAGAAGTGATCGAGTATTATGAAAACCAAGAGTATGTAAAGGAGAAACTGAAATGACTTGGCACTTAGTCAATTATGCTGATGATAAGTTCAAACCACAGCAGGAGTTTTTGGAAAGAATTCATTCCGACAACTTCAACATCATGTCATACAATCGTGAGTGGTTGGTTGCTACAGATTTCTATAAAGATAATCAGAGTATTCTAGATGAAGATCGTGGTGGTGGATGGTGGGTATGGAAACCCTTCGTTATCCTTAACGCACTATCAAAAGTAGAAGAAGGTGACTATATTCTCTACTGTGACTGTGGAGATATGGTGTCTCCTGGCATCAAATCTTTTGTCGAGGGTACTTTGAGTGAAGATGAGTTCTGTCTTCTGTTGTTTGGTGGGAATAAGAATAAAGATTATACCAAGCGAGACTGTTTTGTTCTGATGGGTTGTGATGAAGCAGACTATTGGAATTCAAATCAACTTGAAGCAGGAGTGCAGGTATGGAAAAAAACTGAGCAGTCAGTAAATGTTATTACTGACTGGATGAAGTATTGTATTGACTCTCGCATCATTAAAGATGACCCTAGCACTTTGGGTGAAGAGATGTCTTCTTTCAACGCACATCGCAATGATCAAAGTATCCTAACTAATATTGCTATCAGAGAAGGTCTGAGCGTAAGTAACCAAGAGTTTAGAAACTTTATCGAATGTGACTATGACTATTGGTATGAACGTTATCCTGCTTCAGGATATGGAAGAGAGATTGATAGTTTCCTTGTGAGTGTTAAAGATGCATAGTATTATTCTAACAATTCATAATAAAGAGTTCTTAATTGACCAAGTTCTTGACGGTATTACAAAAAATACTGTTGGGGACTATGAACTTATCATAGTCCTTGATGGATGTACTGATAAGTCATTTAACTATGTTGAGGACTATTTTTATAAAACAAATAAAAACGTTCTTATCTGCACAACTCCAGATGTATTTGAGACCAAGGCAAACAACGTAGGTCTCAAGAATGCAAAAGGTGAATATGTCATTATCGTCCAAGACGATATGATTATTAATGAGAAGGGTTGGAACCTGAGAATGCAGAAACCTTTTGATGCATTTGATGATGTGTTTGCGGTCACTTCTAGAACTGCACATAACTGGAAGTTCAACCCCAATACCAAACACCTTGGCATGGAAGAAGACCTTGATAATGCTTGGTCTGATATTTGTATTCATACTGACCACGCAAACAGCAGCACTATTTCTAGAAATGTGTTTGCTGTCCGTACTTCAGTCAATCGTGGTCCTTTGATGATTAATCACGAAGACCTCAAGACGATGGAATATCTTGACGAAGAATTCTCCCCACAAGACATGGATGACCATGATTTGATGTATCGTATGCATAAAAAACTTGGTAAAGTTTGTGGATGTTACTGGATTGACTTTGAGTCAAGAGATGAATGGGGCGGCACAAGAGTTAATGGTGCTCCTGCACCTTGGTTGTTGAAAGCAAACCAAAAGAATGGTAAAATCTTCTATAATCGTCATAGTGATTTAATAAATATGAGGTATGAAAATGAAGATAGAGAACTGCCTGATGAAACATCATGAAAGAATTAACTAACGTTGATATAATCTCAATTAACTGCGTAAATCCTCAAGCATCGGTAACAGCACTTAATCATTGTCAGAAGTATTTTAAGTTTGGGAAGTCTATTTTAGTATCTCATATTGAACCTTTTGAATGTTATGAGATTGAGTTGCATCAGTTGGAAGAGAAACTTAGTTGGGATGGATATAATGATCATATCTTAAATCTAAAAGACCATACAGATAATGATTTTGTTATGGTCATCCAAGAGGATGGTTACATTGTTAATCCAACACTTTGGGATGATGAGTTTTTGAAATATGATTATATTGGGGCCCCCTGGCCTATTGAAGACAATTGGATTTCGATGCAACACAAAGAGCATCAACCAAAACTTAGAGAGAATCTTCCTAAGAACCGAGTAGGTAATGGTGGATTCTGTATCCGTAGTCGTAAGTTTCTTGAGTTTTCTAGTCAGTTCAAAGATACTGGTATTTTGGGAGAGGATACTTTTCTTTGCACTAAAATGTATCAGGAAGCAATTGATTATGGAATCAAGTTTGCTCCTTTTGAACTAGCAATTAAGTTTGCATATGAGAATCCATGCTTTGAGTATGATGGACATCACTGGGATGAGTTGATTGCATTTGACCCGAGCAAACATTTTGGTTGGCATGGAAGTCAGTTTGCTAATAAAAATGAGTTGTTATCCTTAAAATACAGATGAAAATATTCGTAACAGGTTGTGCAGGGCTCTTGGGTTCTAATTACTCAAGACACCTGATGGAAAGTGGTCATCAGGTTATCGGTATTGATAATCTTTCTGGTGGTTACAAAGCATTTGTTCCTAAAGGAGAAAACTTCGAGTTTGTGAAACTCAATCTTGAAAATAGGAAGAAAGTAGTAGATCTTTTTGAGAAGCACAAACCAGACGTTTGTGTTCATTTTGCTGCATATGCAGCAGAAGGTTTATCTCCTTTCATCAGAAACTTCAACTACAGGAACAACTTAGTTTGTTCTGCTAACATTATTAACGAGTGTATTAATCACGGAACTAAGATTCTGTTTACTTCTACAATGGCGGTATACGGTGATCAAGAACCACCATTCAATGAAGAGATGAGACCTTCTCCTATTGACCCATATGGAGTTGCAAAGTATGGTGTAGAAGTTGACCTTGAACTTGCCAGAAAGCAGTTTGGTTTGAGATACAACATTATTCGTCCTCATAATGTTCTTGGAAAGTGTCAGAATATCTGGGATAGATATCGTAATGTGATCGGTATCTTTATCCGTAAGACTTTGAATGGTCAACCCATTTTGGTTTATGGAGATGGAGAACAGACCAGAGCATTCTCTGACATCAAATACTACATGAAACCATTTGACCTTCTATTGGATGGATTTGATGGAGAAACCTTTAATATTGGAGCTGATAAGTACTTCACTCTGAATGAGGTTGCAGAGACCGTACAAGCGATTGGAAGCAAGTATGGGTATGTTGTACCCATTGAGCATGGAGAACCTCGTCATGAGGCAAAACATGCCTATTGCGACCACGCCAAAGCAAAGAATCTTCTTAAGTTTGAGGACAATACAAATCTTTATGATCTTATTGAAGAGATGTTTGTTTGGGCAATGAAACAACCTAACCGTAAGGTAAAAGATATGCCTTATGAAATTACAAAAGACATTTATGATTATTGGAAATGACAAAACCTATTCAAGTATTGATGCGCCAGTGTTTTTATTCACCAAACGCTTCGCTGTCAAATCGAAAAAGACCAGATTGGTTTGATAAAGTAAAGGTCTTTCAGAACTTTAAAAATACTATCAATCCAGAACTTGCCGAGTTGAAAATTGTATATGATGAAAAGTTTGGACCTCTTGAAGAAACTTTCTTGAAGGATGAACCAAACGTTGAAGTTATCAATTATGGATATGAAGCAGGTAGTTTCTCAAGAACTGTAGATATTGCAGTACAACTTGATGTTCCAGACGATACTATCATTTATTTTCTTGAGGATGATTACTTACATCGTCCTGGATGGTGTGAATCTTTGCTAGAAGGTTTTACTCTTGAGACAAACTACGTTTCTCTCTATGACCATCTGGACAAATACATTGATAAGGGTTATGATGATCTTGTCTCAAAAGTTATGGTGAGTGAGACTTCTCACTGGAGAACTGTTCCTTCCACTTGCAACACTTATGCTGCACGATTAGGAACACTCAAAGCAGACTATACAATCCATAAACATTTTAGTGATGCATCTCCTGATGGTATTTCGATGGACCATGCAAAGTTCTGCCACTTAAGAGACCATCTTGGACGTAGATTAATTACACCTATGCCTGGATATGCTACTCACTGTGATCTTCTACACTCGCCCACAATTGACTGGGAGGAAATTATTAAAAGAGAATCATGAGTGATGTTTTAATTTCAGCATATCATGGAGGCCTGGGTGATTCTCTCCAGTTCTCTACTTTGCCTGAAGAGTTTTCAATACAGCAGGGTCGTGACACTTATGTGTGGGACCATGCTTTTTTTCGTAATCCAGAGATTGCTCAATTAGTATGGGGACAAAATCCTTATATTAAAGGAGTCAAAGGAGGAAAATGGAATGCTGGCGACATTCCAGAGATTAAATTTGAAAATGTTGCTGGCAACTCTATTGGTAATTGGGAACAACTTCATGGGTTGGAACCAAGAAATAAATATCCAAAGATCTACTACAAACCAAACTGCACTGATTTAAGTGATGTGTTTTTGGTTGATATTTCTACTATTAGTAGAGACTATAATCATGAAAAACTCTTGGAAAAATACGAAGAAATTAGAAAAGATCACCCAGATAAATTATTTGTTAGGGTAGAATTTCTAAACGAAATCAATAATAGGAAGGGTATTGATATTGCACATGATGGAAAGCATGTAACATATCCTGTACCCGTTGATGGAAGGATGAAGATAACTAATATCTTTTCTTATGTCGATGCCATGACATCTTCTGCTGGTCTTGTATCAGTTCATAGTGGTCAGAGTCATTTAAGTTCTGCTGTTAAGCATCAGTATAATTCAAATCTTCAAAGTTATTGTATAATACCAGAGGATGATTATCAGTTTCATATCAATAAAGGTATTTTTATCTTTGATAATATTCAACACGTTACATATGAACCATAATGGATAAAAATAAGTCTGTTTATAAACTCAAGAACTTTGGACCTGTATACTATCTAAATCTTGACGGACAACCAGAAAGAAAAGAGTATATGGAATCTCAATTTGACTATTGGGAGATTGCAGACTATACTAGAATCTCTGCCTATGATGGTAGAGAAGATGACTTGAGTGACGTTATCAAAGGTCGATATCCAGATAATATGACTTCTAGTGAGATTGGTTGCACTACTTCACACTTGAAAGCAATTAAGCACTGGATAGAGACATCTGACAGTTCTTATGCTATTATTATGGAAGATGACTGCGATATCGATATCGTAAGATTCTGGAACTTTACATGGGAGGACTTTATTGCTAGAGTTCCTTATGCGTGGGACGTTATTCAACTTGCCATCATTCAAACGGGTGACATTCACGTTCCTATCCACGCAAGATTTGTGAATGACTTTTCAACTGCTTGCTATGTTATTACTCGACATCATGCAGAGAAACTTATTCGCAACCATGTAAGGGGCGACAAATACAAACTGGATAACGGTATCAAACCACGTCCAGTTGCTGATGACCTAATCTACAATTCTGGGGTCACATATGCTACCCCAATTCTTCTTTATAAGATTCAATTAGGATCATCAATTCATCCAGAACATATTGACGCATTTCATCGTCGAAGTCACGATGGTATCAGAAACTTCTGGGAACAGACAGGTTCTGATATGACTGTTGATAAAATTACGGACTATAATCCGTATTTGGGTCGGGTCTCCGAACCAACTCAATAAAAATCTTGACATGATCTTAAAAGTCAGTTAAGATAAATAACAATTGTCACACCGCATTTATACTTATTTGAGTGTGACAGTTTAAATATCGTACCTAGTCGAGGTACTTCTCATCTGCGGGTATCCATTCCGCAAGTAACTAAAGGTAAAACAAATGTTTAAAACGACTATCGCTGCAGCTGCCGCTGCTATTGCTCTTGCTCCAGCTGCTGCCCTAGCCGGTCCCTACGTCAACGTGGAGACGAATGCAGGTTGGGTTGGCGATGATTACACCGCTGCGACCACAGATCTTCACGTAGGATTTGAAGGAGAAGCAGGAAATGCTTCTTACTACGTCCAGGCTGGCCCTGCAATCGTCGCTGTTGACGGACAAGACACTGATACCCAATTCTCTGGTAAGGCAGGAGTTGGCGTTCCCGTCTCCGATGCTCTTGGAGTATACGGTGAAATGTCCTTCCTGACTGCCGACAATGATGATGATTTCGGTCTTGGTGGAAAGTTGGGTCTGAAGTACAGCTTCTGATATTCAATATAGACACATAAACATCTAGATGTTATACTGGGGATGCGACGGCATCCCCTTTTTTTATGGAGTATACTCCACCAGCTCTTTGTATCAGAAGTATTACTCCCTCTGATACTACAGGTAAAGTACTTTTAGATATGCCATCTATATGGAGAGATAGCGATTCTATAAACCCTGTAGAGGTTGATGAAACAATAGTTAAATCTATTATAAGTGAACCTTATAGCGTACCTATGTGTCCTCCTGGATGGCCAAATCCCCCTACTGATGTAGAATGAAAAAATATTTACTATCCATAGTTACAAATCCTGCATCTCAAGCTTCAGTCTTCTTGCTAGGGATACTGATAATGATAGGAGCATTACATAACCATGCTCATTACATAATGAATATGGATGCAGATGCTTATGTGAGACAGTGGTGTAG